ACTGGTTGACGAGCGAATACCTAGTATGCGCAAGCGTCTGACAAAGGCGATTGCCAACCAAACGCTGGGCGTTAAGTTCGCCGACAGCAACGAGCAGACAGAACTATACGAACGGCAGCGTAAGGCGGAAGAGGCACTGAAGGGCAAGACCTATCAGTACAGCCGATCCTACGTCCCAGAAGAAATCATACCGACGCTGACGCCATACGAGAAAGACGTCTACGCCTACTCCAAGATACTGGACAAGGAGCAGAAGAGGTTGCAGGAAAAAAGGAAGCAGCAAAAACTCCGGAGTCAACAGCGATGAGTGATAACATTAGGAAACTCCGCAAGTCTGGAGCATGGACACGCAAGGAGGGCCAAAACCCAGAGGGTGGCCTGAACGCAAAGGGGCGGGCGTCTTACAACAGGGAACATGGTGCCAACCTGAAACGCCCACAGCCGGAAGGAGGCAAGCGGCGAGACTCATTCTGTGCCAGAATGAAGGGAATGAAAAAAAAGTTAACAAGCAAGAAGACAGCAAGTGACCCGAACTCGCGTATTAACAAATCGTTGCGGGCATGGAAGTGCTGATGATACACCGCATCAGCCCAGAGATTCACGTCGCAACGCCACTAGGGGAAGGTCACGCGCTATTCCTCATTGACTACGGGCCGTCTATCAACAGCGTTTGGGTGGTGCATCTCTTTGCCGACGGCAAGGTAGTCCACGTCTCTAGTGAGGACGTGAGGGTTTTCGGGAATCCGATGTACGGAATTTCAGACCCGCCCCTTCCGGTGCATAAATTTGGGGAGTAACGCAATGTGGCCATACGACGACGAGGAGGATGACCCGGAAGACTTGGTGGAGTTTTTGTGCCGGGGTTGACAGGTTGACGCGACTTAGCGATGGTGTGCCCTCCAACCGGAATGGAGGGCTTGCCAATGAGCGAAGAGAAGGACGAAACAATCGTCTCGTACGAGGACGACAAGACCTATCGGGCGTGGCCCGAAAAGAACGCCAGCAAACTGAAGACACTGGCACACTCACCTATCTCGTACCATGCGGAGTATGCCGCAGAGCAGCGGACGCCGAAGTCTAGCGATGCCTTGGAGTGGGGCACTGCGATGCACCTTTGGCACGAACGGTGGCCGCAGCCACACGAAGAGTATGTAGAGGTGGCCCCTGCCAGCATCACCACGGCAGCAGGCGGCTGGACGAAATCAGCGGCTGAGTGGAAGGCTTCACTGCCGCCGGACAAGTTGCCTCTAACGCAGCCAATGTACCACCGGCTGAAGAAGCAGACGCAACAGATTCTTGAAAACGCCGCAGCCGTTGACCTTCTTAACGCACGTACAAAGACGGAGTTCAACGTCCGGTGGTCTTGGGGCAAACACCGATGCAAGGGCCGGTTCGATGGGGGCACCGATGACGTCATCTACGACCTAAAGACGACGCGAGATATGTACCCCGCCCAGCAGTTCGGCAGGAGTGCAGCCCAGTGGTTCTATCACATTCAAGCAGCATTTTACCTTAACGGTGCGATGAAGGCTGGGTGGCCAGACCACGAACCACAGTTCATTGTAACAAGCAACCTCGCCCCCTATCACTGTTCAGTTATGACTATACCGCGTGAGGTATTGACCGAGACTGAGGAGTGGTGCCTTAGACTAATGGACGAACTAGACCAACGCCATCTACTGGACTGGTGGCATCCCGCCGACTACGGGAAGATTGTCCGGATACCGACACACTACTTTCAGACGAGGAGGGAATGGTAATGCGTAGAGTAACAGCGTACAGAGATGCCAGCCAGCACACAGACCTTTTGGACAAGGCTCTGGCTGACGCCAAAAAGAAATTCACTCGGGTGGTCAAGAATAAGAAGGGGCCATACGGCCTATTCGCAGACTTGTCCAGCCTAGTTGCTAGCACAGCCTCTGCATTGGCCGAGGCATCGGTCGTCTTGCGTCAAACATACAACGCAAACGATGACGGCAGCATGGTGCTTGTCACGGAGTTAGCCTGCAAGGGCCAGTGGGTATGCAGCACAATTCTAATCCCGTCTCTGAAAAACCCGCAGCACGTATTCGGATACTGCACCTATATGCGGCGTCTTGCCTATGCGTCCATGCTAGGGCTGGCGGCTGACGAGGAGATGGACGGCATGGAAGCAGCCCGACCGGCAAGCGACACCACCGATGTTGATGCAATCATCACAGCGATTCGCCAAGCCACCAACGAGGCACGGCTCAACACCATCTGGACACACGTTTCAGAGTTGAACTACCCACGCGACGTAGTGGCACGGATAGAGAAGGCTATGGACGAGAGGCGGTCAGGAATGAAGTCGCAGCCGAAGCCAAAGCGAAAGGAACCAACCAATGCAAGTGAATGAGTATCTGGAGATGAAGCAGCGGATGCTGCTTGCTGCTGAACTGTTACGGCTTGTCGTCACACAGGATGACACAATCCGGTTCGACGAGGAAACGTTTCCGCTTATTCAACACGCAGGACTCAGCAATAAGGAGGACTTGCAGAAGTTGTTTGCGGAGTTGGACATTTTGCGGGCACGGCTAGGAGAGCCACTGTTGCCAGTCACGGAGGAGAAACAGCATGACGCCGAGAGAGATACAGGAGATGGTTCGGTCAGGGATGACGATGGAGCAGATGTCCCGCGAAACGAAACTCCACCCGAAGGAGTTGAGGAAGATGTTGCGGCGAAGCCAACTAAGCCGAGACGCAGGCGATCCAACAATACAGGAAATAAGAGAAGCCGCAAAAAAAATACGAAGCGAGTGGAGTCCAGCGACTGAACAGGCTCGTTGGGTTGGTTTGAAGGGATACCTTAGAAGCCCACGGTAGGGGATATGTCACAGCAAGGATTCTTGTTTAGCGACTCGCGGCCTTTCCAGTACAGGCCATACCAGACGCAAACCCGAGACGATGTACTCAACCACTTCCGCGAACACAGTCGCGGGCTGGGAGTTCTGGCGACAGGGCTGGGCAAGACAGAGATCGGTATACTTATTGCAGACTGGTATTTGAAGCAGGGCTTAGAGGTTCTATGGATAACACCCTTCACGGAACTGTTAGGCCAGACTGCGGAACGGCTACGCTCTCGCGGTTTTCCATGCGGGATTGAGCAAGGAGGAAGCAGGAGTGACGACAGGCTGACGGTGGCAAGTTACAAAACTTTGCTTACTCGAAGACGATGGGAGTCGTATCTGCCAAGGCGGCTAGGACTAATCATTGTCGATGAGGTTCACCTGAACTACTCCAAGCGAAGCATGGAGATGCTCGACAACTTGCTGCAAGGAGGCGGCAAGTTGTTGGGTTTAACCGCATCCCCAAACCGAATGACGGGAGACCCGCTCACCGAGTTCTACGGCACGGTAGTAGCGGACTACGGCATCTTGCCTGCAACGCAGGATGGTTGGCTTGTGCCGTGGAAGTCGTGGCTTTCTGTTGTTGAGAGCCTTGACCTTTCAAGGATGAGGGTCAACGCCGCCAGCGACTTCAACCAAGAAATGCTCGACAGGGTGCTTCGCAAAGAGCGTGTAGTGCAGGAGATTGCTGCCCTTGTTGAACAACACCACGAAGGGGAGCCTTCGATTGTATTCACCCAGTCGATACCGCAGGCCGATATGCTTGCTGACTTATTGCGGAGGCGTGGGCTACAGCCGAGCGTCGTCCATTCAAGAATGGAGCCGCAGGAAAGACGGATGCACCTAGAGGCATTCGACAAGGGCGACACCAACATTGTCATCAACGTTTCTTGCCTACTGCAAGGTTACGACCAGCCAAGAATCCGCAAACTATTCTTGGCTAAATGCACGGCGTCTTACAACACTTTCCTGCAAGCCATCGGTCGCGGCACCCGAGCCTTGCCCGACACTATAGATGGACTCTTGACGCCCGAGGCGAGGCGGCAGGCCATCGCCGCGTCGGCCAAGCCATACTTTGAAATCTTTGACATTACTGACAGCAGCCGTCACCACAGCATAGTCAACGCCACCGACATACTTTGTCCCACGGAAGACAGGGAGTTGCTTCGCAGGGTAAAGAAGCGAACAGAGAACAAGCCACTTGACCTTGACGAGTCTTGTGCAATCGTCGCCGAGGAGAAGAAGCGGCTACGCCAAGAGCAGGAAGCCCTTGACGCCTTGGCACGAAATCGGATACAAGGCTCTGCTGACGCTGAGTTCGGGAACTACGCCCGTGACCTAACGGCAGCATCTGAAGCCCCAGTTAAGAAGACGGGCTGGAGAATGCGGTTCGGCAAACACAAGGGCCAGTTGCTGCGAGAGATACCAGTTGACTATTTGCAGTGGCTCGACAGCAAGAACAGGGACAGGGACGATAAGTTGTTTCAGGCAATCCGAAAGGAGATCGGACGAAGAGTTGCCTAATTGTCAGGGATGACGGCACTACATTCCATACACGCTCTGCTGCGAAAGACTGGTGCCCAACGGTGCGAAAGACCAGACGCCTTAACCCAATGACTGGCGGGGCCGAGGGAGAGACACCACCGTTTGTCTGGCTCTATAAACCAGACTTCTTCTCTCGTTTTTGTGCGGGACGTGTGACGCATATTGTCAATAGGTGACGCCATGAAATCAGACCATGACTTTAGAACTGACCAAGCATACGGCAGAGCATTCGAGAAGGTGCTGTTCAATCTCATTGGGCACTACCACCCGATGGCTCTTTCGAGGACTGATGAGTACACCGATCCCCGAATACACCAAGACTTCGGGGACATAGTTCTCACCACCACCATTCAGTGCAAACGCAGAACGGAGAGGTATCAGTTTACCTGCTGCGACGACTACCCATTTGACACCATCTTGGTGGACACGGAGAGGCACCTTCGCATGGAGGGAATCCCAGTGGACTTGTATTACAGCCTCACCCAAGAGCAGCGGCGGTGCTACATAAGGTGGTTCCACAGTTACTGGGTCAGTGCGCCGGACATGGAACACTTTGCTGTTATTATCCCGGCATCCAAGGCGTATTGGGTACTGGACGAGTGCTGGGACAAGAGGAATAAATCCCACACAATTAACTGGGCCTGCCCAAAAGACAAGGCAATTTTCGTCAATAAAAACGATTTGCGTCCCGCCCTTTGCCGGTTATGATATTGGCCTGAAAGGATGTTCAGTGGAAGACATAGACGCAACCTGCGAGAACTGCCGCCACTTCGTTCGCGTGGAGTGCGACGAATGTGATGGTAGTTATGGACAGTGCCGGAGAATGCCACCACAGTTCCCGATGCCGGGAACATTGAATGGTGCGTGGCCCATTGTCTCAGAGGATGAACACTGCGGTGAGCATGACCACTGTTCGGATTTATTCTAACGACGACCTTCCCAACTGGGTCGCGGACGAGATACGGTTCCTGACAAAACCAGACGGCGAGAACAGGGCACTGTTCAGTGACTTCGCCCACGACAACGACAGGAGCAAACTCCCGCCAGACTCTAAGTTTGCGATTGCGTACAACGACAAGGACTACGAACTACAGCCAATCGGCTGGGTGATGGCGTCGTTGTGGGAAGGTGTCACCTGCATTCAAGGTTTTGTCAAGGAAGATATGCGGCAGCGGAAGATTGCTGCGGCACTGTCTGCGCTAGCACTAGCAGACCACCCGAAGGAAACCATCGGGGTTTTCAGCGACCACTTCGCACGGATAGGCAGGTGGTTGGGGTACAAGATTGTGCGGCAGTACACCCGAGTAGAAGACGGATGGATTATCAAAGATGGAGCGGAACCCGAATGAGATCGACAAGGGGGAATACCAGATACTGCATCCTTTCTGTGCAATATGCCACTGGCCAGCACGTCGGGCCGGAAGGCTTATGGAATTGCACCATATAGTTGGCGGGCCGGGAAGGAAAGATTGCATAGAGAACTGGCTGAATCTCTGTTCCCGCTGCCACCACGCAGTCCACAATAAACTCCCTGACTACGGAGAGATTCCAAAGGGTGCCTGCCTAGTGGCAAAGGCCGAGGTAGACGGAGAGGTTGACCTACAGAAACTGGCCAGCCTTAAACGCCGCAAGGCTTTGCCATACGACCCAGAGCCAATCCCAGAGGCGTTCCTGAAAGACAGGCGACGAGACGGCGGCGACCCGTGGCCGTAGTTCCAGATTCCAGAAACGAGAATAGACATGGCCAAAAAGCGGCAACCACAGGGTCGGCGAGCGGAGCGTAATAGTCGCACTCCGGATCGCAGTGCCATCGGCAAGCGAAGCCGTAATAAAGGAGCGAGGGGCGAGCGGGAAGCCGCCGAGCGGCTGGCCACTCTCTTTGGGTGGCAGGCCAAGCGGGCACAGCAGCACAGCGGCACCGAGACCACAGCCGACGTGCTTGTTTCAGACACGCCCGGATTATGGTTCGAGGTCAAGAGGGTGAATCGGTTGAATGTTCCGAAGGCAATGGCGATTGCCACCGATCAAAGCGGGAGAAAGTGCCCAGTGCTGATGCACAGGATAGACCAAGGGGAGTGGCTACTGACCATAAATCTGGTAGACCTCCCGAGGATTGTCCATGCCTACGAATGTGCGAACAGTGACGCGATGGCTCCGTCGCAAGTACCCAGTGCAACGCCCCGTTGTGGTTCGGATAGTGAAGCCACAGGAGGGTCTGCATGGCATCTGCCTGCTGGGAAAAGAACGGGTACTGATACGACTGTGCAGGGCAGCGGAACACTCAATGTGCGAAACGCTGCTAGAAGAATGGGCGCACGTACTGCGAGATGAATGTCCAGTTCCATACGAGGAGGGGAATGAACATGACCAACTTTTCTGGGCAATCCTTGCCCACGTTACGAAAGAGTACAGGGGCGAGTGACCCAGTTGCACCCAGCCACTATAAGAGCCACCCGTCAGGGATAGAGGCAATAGAAATTACCCAGTACGAGGACTTTCTAATTGGCAATGTTTTCAAATACTTGCTACGCCGAAAGTTCAAGGGTCAGGAGTTGACCGACGTTCGCAAGGCTCTTTGGTATTTGACCAAGGAAGAGCAGCGTCTCTCTGAGCAAGAGGGGAAGAATGAGAGCAAGGGCTGACAGCCTGCCGTCACCGGCAGAACAGGAACTCATTGACCACGACTTGTCTAGCCTTTCGGGGGATGAAATCTCCGGTGGCTGGCGTTCGATTTGTGCGATGATTTTGCTACGCACAGTTTCGTCGGTCAGCAGAAGTCAAGAGGCCCGCATCTCGAAGGCCGAGGCAAGGTTGCAGTACAAGGCAGCGAAGGAGTGGATGGCTGGAAAGGCGGGGCTAATCTCGTTTGAAGAGGTACTCAGTGCCCTAGAATTAGAGGAGCAGTACGTCAGAAACGGCATAGATAGGTATGCTAAAACCGCAGTCAGCAGGGCCATAAACCTAGATAGCGAAGCCCAACTAACCCCAGCGTGAGAGCATGGAAGAGACAATCAAAAGGCTGAACCAGTTGGCCTCAGACCTTAGCGTCGAGTGGTCGAAAAGAAGTGAGGGTGGCTACACCGTTTCGGAGTATGCAACCCTTATGACGATGAGTCTGCGGGCTATGATCGCAGCGGCAGACCTCATACCTGTCAAGGGCGAAGAGAGAAAAGAACTCGTCATGCACTACGCTGGCGAGTTGTTCGACAAGTTTGCCCATAGAATTGTGCCCATCTACTTGAAGCCAGTGTGGTTTGTTGTGGCACCCGCAGCACGACAGTTAGCCATGTCGCTGGCCAGCGGTACGATTGAAGGGCTACTGCCAATCGTTAGAGGTAAAACAGCGTGATGACATATTTTCTAGTTGCCTGTGCTATTGCTCTGCTTTTGTGGCCGGGAAAGAAAACCCGAGTCCCGACGCTGATTGAACACATCAACGTTGTGCCAGAGCAAAAGGCACCCATCGTCATCAACAGCACCCCCAGTTTCCGGGCAGCGATGGACGCCCTTCACCTAGTCCATCAGCGTTTCAAGACTGTCGGCATGACGCCGGAGCAGCGGGCAGCGATGGACGTCATTGTCCTTGGACTAATGCAGGGGATTGACGATGAACAATAGGATTGTGGGCGTGGCTCTACTGCTTGGGCTGGCTTTTGCGTGGGGCATTGAAGGGCCATCACCAGAGCCGCCCGCCCCAGCACCAGTCCTTGAACTCGACCTTACTGGGCTTTTCGTTGGAGAGTACGCCGCCGACGATGCCAAGTGCCTGTCGTGTTTGTGTGGACAACTCGCAGATATTGTTGAGTACGATGGCACGCTAGACGAGCCAAGACTAAAGACCGGCACGGCTATTGACGATCTGCGTAGGACAGCGAGGGAGTACAGGCTAGAGGGAGTGTCAATCGGGGCGAGGCAACCAAAGGTGCGGGACGCGATTGACGAGTACATGACAGAGAAACTTGGTCTGAGCGGGGGGCCAATCACCGAGAGCCAGAGAGCCTTGTGGGTTCTGACTCTCAGAGAAATATCCGAGGCATCCCGCCATGCAGTTGGTCGCTAGATATATCGCAGCCCTGCTACTCATAGTGGCAATCATCATTGCGGCCTACCAGCCAAGCGATGATATTCTATACGGGCAAAGCGAGGACTTTGGTTTCCAGCCGGATCGGTCTGGCACTGCCAAGTTCCTAGCGGAGTTAGATCAGCCCTACTTCCGGCAGGCCGGTGCCGACATTCTGAAGAACGCCAAGGGCAAAGACACGTTCCTTTGGCGGCAGGCTGACGTCTGTCACCGGCAAGTCTACGGCAGAAAGTTTACTGTCTGGCGGCAGGGAATAGGAGACTGCGTGAGTTTCGGCTACGCAATGGGGTGTTATGTGGTGCTTTGTGTGCAGCACGTAGAGGGCATAGTCCCAGAGCCGCCACTGTTAGTTGCGACGGAGCCACTGTACGGTGGTGCTAGGTGCGAAGCCAGAGGGGTAGAGTTCGCGGGGTTCAGTGACGGGGCGACGGCATCCGGTGCGACTAGGTGGATCAGTGGCCTGCGGAACGGCACGGGTGGCGTACTGTTTAGAGAGAAGTACCGCGACCTAGACTTCACCACTTATTCCCCAGAGGTGGCCAAGAACTTTGGGGCTTATGGCTGCGGTGGCCGGGGTAACGAATGGCTCGACAAGGAAGCCAACAAACGTGTTGCCCACGGCGTTGCTCTGGTCACGACGTTCGAGGAGTGTGCTGCCAGCATAGAGTCCGGCTTTCCCGTGGCTATATGCTCGTCGATTGGATTCGATTCCCGCCGAGACAAGGACGGATTTTCGCGCAGGAAGGGCCGGTGGCTGCATTGCCAAGTATGTCTGGGCGTGAGGTACGCTAAGAACGAGGGCAAGCGTGACGGAATACTGATCTGCAATAGTTGGGGGGAGAACTGGATTGGCCCAAGAGAAAATGTGTGGCCGGAAGATATGCCGCAGGGGTGCTACTGGGCAACGCGAGAAGATATTAGTGCCATCCTAGCCCAAGGAGAATCGTTCGCAATCGCGGGCGTTAACGGGTTCGAGTGGCAAGACCTTGACCACGGAGAATGGATTGCGAACCAATGAAATGGCAAGTAACTAAGACACAAAAGATTGCAATTTTGGTCATCATTTGTTTGGCACTGGGCTACAGTATGGCCGGTGGTGGTGATGAACTAATCCCCCGCCCGCCACGACGCAATGAACGCCCCTTTATGAAGTGGATCATTAGGGCAGCACGGTCTAGTTTATGGTTGATGTGGCTGGCAGAAAGCCCGACACTAGACCTCAGTGAAAAGCAATTTGTGCAAGAGCCGCAGACTGTTGACGCCAGCGGCTACCGCCCACTGAGACATGGAGACGGCTGGTGATTAGGTGGCTCATAGCAATACTGACTTGGCTTGCCGACGACGGTGTGCCGATGGACGTAGAGGCATTGCACAGTTATGCCTCCGTTGCGGCTAGTTATGCGTCGTTCGCCACGCCAGAAGCAGTGCCGGACGAGGATGATGACGAGGACGAGGAGGGGTGCTGCGGGGAGTGCGGGGGTAAAGGGTATATCGTTATGCCAGATGGGCATAGAGTTGCCTGCCCCTGCCCTGCTGACTGCGAGTGCAAGGCACCCAGCAAGGGCCAACCGTCAAAGGCTAATTGCCCTGACGGCAAATGCCCTTTGAAATGAGACGAAGAAAAAGACGCCTCAATAAAAAGCAGCAGCGACTAGCGGAAGAAGGGCTGGCGTTTGTTAAGCCAGCCGTTGCTAGTTTCATAAAGAAGAACCCTGACTTGCGAAGTGCAATTCGCAGGGTTGACATGGTTAGTGTAGCCATGCAGGCAGTAGCAAGTGCTGCCTTGACGTACGATGAAAGCAAGTCTTTGCCGACGACATACTTCGGCAGTTCCATACGCCACGCACTATACAGGGCAGTGCTGACACAGGTGCGGCAAGACGGGCGTTTCGTAGTGGTCGAAGAGATCATCGACCAAACGCCCAGTACAAGCCGCACCCGTGCCAACAGCCGTGCCCTCCAAGCAATCCGTATGCTCTCGCCGTATGACCGGACTCTGCTAGAAGACCGGCTTGTCGAAGGCGTGACCCTCGAACAACTAGGCTATGAGCAGGGCGTTGATCCGAGGACAATCAAACGCCGGATACAGATTGCAGTGGAGCGGCTACGACGTGCGGAGTCGCAACTCCCCTGACTTTATCATCTCCCTCACACGCTTGTAAGACGTGATCTTGGGAAATGGTGGGTCAAGTGCATGGGCTTGCAGCATCCAAACTACAACGGTTCGATCAGAACCACGCTTGCTGCGGAACATACGCTGGGTATGCAGCCACTGAGCAATGCGTTCGTGACTCTCCCCAGACGCCCGTAACCCAGCCACGTACCCGCAGAGTTGGCGTTCGTCAGGGTCTACGCGGTACTCCCGAACAGTACGGCCAGACACTACGCGAGACACCTTCTTCCAGCCCATTGGGCAACCACGGCTATGCGGTATGCCTTCGGCTATCTTGTAGCGGTTGAGTTCAACCACTCGCTCTGCGGCCAACTCTCGTTCCAGTTGGTTGCTTGCGACGATGATGCGACGACTGTACCGACCGACTGCTTTTGCTGTGTCGATTGGGAAACCAGTGCAGTGCAAATTTACACGACGGCCAAGCAAGTTCTTCGTGACCTTCTCGCTGTCCTCCAAGTCTCGGAAGGTGCGAGACCAATCACTAAACAACAACCAGTCTCCGGGTTGAACACTGGTTAGCACTACCCTGCCTTCTGGTCGTTCGCCAAACGGCAAACCGCCAGACACGGCCTCGTCGTAGAAGTAGCGGGGCACCATCTCTACGCCGATAGGTTCAAGGTAAGTGCTGTAGTAGTTGCGGCAGGCCCACTCCTGCTTATGCCGCGTCATGTGTTGGTGCTTGGTTGAGTGGCGACCATACATGAAGCATCTACTAGAGATCGTCAATGTCCTCCCCCTTGCTTGCTATCTTGCGAATGTCACGGTCGAAAAGACAAAGCATCCCAAACGCCATGCGTTGCGTGAAACGCAACCCAGACGCCCCTTTGCGAGTCCGCGTCACGCCATCCCACACCAGACCAATCAAAGTTTGGTTGATCTTTTTGCCGGGGAATGCTTGCAGTCTCTTGCCGATTGCGTGAGTTGTGGTGAACTCCACGTAGAACGGTGGAGCGTGCCAAAGACTGTTCAGCATTACGGCCTCTTTCTTGGAGAGTGTGTCCTTCGAGCCACGTTTCTCGGCAACTGTCACAATCTTGTCCATCAGTTCACGCTCTTCGTCGGTCATTGTTGCTCCTTCATTCATCACTTATTCCTCCTCGGTGTTCGGCAAGTACCTGCCGCCAGTTGAAAATAACGCCGTGTGTTTCTTGGGCCACACTTATCACCCCTTTCTTCTGTAGGCTGACGATCATCTGCCGCACAGTGTTTGGGGACTGCCAACCTACCGCTTTGCAATATCCACGGTAGGTTGGCTGAGTCCCCTCACTATCTATCTGTTCGGCGACCGCAACCAGAAACTGCCATTCACGCCTGCTGACGTGACGGGCTATCGGTCTTGGTTCCATCGAACGAAACTCCCAGTTCCTCACAGGTCTTGCGGATAGCGTGGTACGCACCAGAGTTGGACGCACCGAAACGATGGGCAATCACCCTAGTTGACACCCCTTCATGTTTCAACCGCACCATCTCCAACCGCTCGTTCTGCGTGAACGGCCTGCGGTTTGGCTTGCGGCCCCGAACGGCCTTCACTCGTTGCCGAATTGGCTTCGGAGTTCGCGGCGATTCTTCGACAACCTCTGGTGCAACACGGCGATACTCGAACCCCATTGCCATGTACTCCAACACTTCGTCAGCGGAAGAAACTTCCTTGAAGACAAAGTATTTCCGCTTCACTTTCACTTGCATATCATCAACCCTCGCTGGTGCCGGAGAAAGAAAAAGACAGCAGGGAATCCGGCCATTCCCTGCCGTCTTGTGCAATTCGTTAGACCTCGCGGTCAAGCAACAGACCCTCTTCTGACCGTTGAAACTTCAGCCCGCTCCACTTGTCGTTGTTGTAGTCTGGTGGCATGGTACTGTCGTTGCGTTCTTGCTGCGGACGAAAGTAAGTGTGCAAACTTTCCGGCATATTGAACGTGTCGTCAATCCAGAACGTTGTCAGGCTTGCGGTCATGTTCGTGAACATGCGGCTGAAGTAGTCCACCTTCGCACCATACGGGCAGACGCCATCCTCAACAGCAGCGTAGTACAAGTCCCCTGCTAGTTCACGAAGTATCTTGGTGTTGAGCCTGAAAACTTCTCGCTGATCGCCAGACGTAACGAGGTCTAAGGGGGCAAGCCAGTATTGCATCGGGTTAGATTCGGCAATCCTCTCCCGTGTGCTGGCACTGCGAGTCTGAACCGCTTGCCTTGTCTTGCCATCGGCAACAAGAGACTCCAGAAACTGCACAATTACCAGCGGTATCCAGCCGGAGATCGCCTTACGGCCACCGTTTGCGGCAGTGTATTCAACACGCATCAGTTCTTGGGCGTTGTGCCGAGGATGGTGGTGTGTCAGTCGGTAGTAGTCCCCTTCCCCGACGTACGGGAAAATTTCGGTGAACAATTTCAGCAAAGGGCCAACCCGTCGCGGAGAAAACTTTACGAGATCGCCTGTGTATTTCAGGGCACAGGTTTGGCGGTAGCCCAAGTCGAAACTGCCAATGCCCCAGTCCATTCCTTCAGACATACGCCGCTCCTCCCGCCAGTAGTCCCCGCCGTATGTCTTCCCGTACTTGCAGAAGAACGACAGAAACCCGCTGACCTCTAGGGTTTGCGGGCCACCATTGATTTTGAGCCACTCACCAAACACTTGGGCAAAGCGTCTGAATACACCGAACCGCCCAGTCGTGCCGCTTCGATGCAGGTCTATCGCCGTCAGCGTTGCCAGTTGGTGCAGTGTGCCATGCGGGATAAACGTAATGGGGTCTTTCTGGCTTTCCAGAAACTCATTCGACGATATGAACTTCGGGATAGCCCTGCGATCATAGGTCGCCCAACTTTCCTCCCACGAAACCAAAGCGTTACTCTCTTTCGAGTAGGCAATCCGAACAGGTGGGTACGGATACAGGCATTCGCTACGCCTGTGCATTTGCTGGAACTCGGTCTCGAACTCTACTGTTGACATTAGATGGCCCCCTTTTTGCGGTAGTATTGGAACTTCTTCTTGTACTTTTTTATCTTGGTGGCAGCGAGTTTCGCCTTACGCTGCCAACTCTTCAATTTCTCCTCGGCATCCCTTGCCCGCCGCTCTACCAGCGTCAATGCTGGCTTGGTCACTTTTGGTCTATGCTGTTTTGGGCGGGGCATTGTGTAGGCCAGATGCCTATTCGAGTCCCGCTTCAGCCTTGTTGCCAAAATGTATTCGCAACCGTGCAGTCTCTGTCGAAAACACTCGAAGAACACGCCGACGACTGCCGTCAAGTCGTGTGCAGGCTTGCCATCGAAACTCGACTCCTTGCCGTGTGCCTCCTGTAGTTCTTCCACGGCATTGCCAATGGCATCTCGCACAACCTCCTGAAAAAACCTGCGAGTGAGAACTTCCTCCGTGAAGTTCTTCAGGTAGTCTCGCACGTCTGGAACACCGTCAGTGTTCGTCATTTGTTGCTCCCAACTACGAGTAATAAGCCAACCAAGACAACTGCTGCGACGTGACTGATAACCTCAACTTGTTCAGCAGACATTGATCTTCCCTCCCTTGGTAAGATCAACAGTCTGTGCCCACGGTGGCGGGTAGCCGTCGTTGGCAACAAGAGCAACAATCAGCGGGCAGTTGAGCGGCTTATCCGGCCATCCTGTCCCGCCGTCTGTCACAAGAACAATGCAGTCCGGCTTGTGTTCCTTCGCGGCATAAAGCAAGGCACCGGTCATATCCGTACCCCCGCAACCAGACCACTGGAAGTTGGCCGGACTAGCAATCCGTCCGTCTCCTTGCAACTCAGCATCCCATGCAATAACCCGTGGGTTTCGCACTCGCTGGCAACCTTGTGCAATCGCAGTCATAGCCCGCTCTGTTCTCGCTCGACTGGTCATACTGCCAGACGTGTCGATCACAATGGTGCATTCAGGCTGGTAGTAAATGTTGCCTTTGATTGGCAAGTCATCGTCAGTCTGTCTGCGGCTACGTTTGCGATAGGTTTCTTCGGGATTGCCTTCCCGTGCTGTCACAGAACGAGCAACAACGTTGCGGAGTTTGTCAAACGGATCGGGCTGATGAACCAGTTTGTTGTTGAGCATCTGCCGCACGTTGCCAGCAGTGCTGCCTTGCCCGATAGACTCATCCTCCGACAGTGATTGCCGAACTTCCTCCAATCTGGAAAGATTGCTGCCAACGCTGCCAAGGTCACGCTCTTCCTCGTAGTCCCGCTGCACACCGTCAGCACTGGACGAACCGGGAATATCGCTGGTTGGTTCCGACTGCGAATCGTCTGGCTTGCCGCCGGAATGGTTCTGGTTGTCATCATCTTCGCCAGTCTCACCGTCAGACTGATTGCCGCCATCGTCGCCCGGAATACCGATGTCGGTATCGTCATCCGGCCTTCCCCGTGGTGGTGGCGGTGGTGGCGGTGGAGTCTTGGCTTCCTCTTGCATTCCTTCAAGGATCACAGAGTAGTACCGCTCAACCGTGCAGTTCGGCGTAACCTTCGGCCACCGCTCCTTGCAGTCGTCATAGTTGACCGTGCCTTCCGGACGGTATCGGTCGTACTGGTCAAGCATCTGCTGAATGACAAGATCAGCAGCGATATTCCACGCTTCCAAGTTCTGCTGATTGGCATGGGGCACGTATGTCTGCCGCCGTTCAGCGTGGTCTAGGAAGTTGTGGAAGTGTTCGTGCAACATAACCCATGCCACCATCTCTGGCGACATAGGCTTGCCGTTGAAATTGCAGATGAACTCGGGATTGATATACATTCGCCCCACTTCGTCAACTGCGGCAGTTGGAACCTTGTCTGTGTAGTACGTCGGAGTGAAGTCCAGTGCTACACCGCACCAGTGATACCACTCCTTTGCCTTCTCCTTGGCCTGACTGACAAGGACGATATGTTTTTCAAGCGTTACCATTGAGATACCTCGTTGAGAAAAGAGAAAAAGAAAATGCCAGCGGAACCTTTTACGCCCCGGTTCCCATATTCCAGACGGCTACCGATTGTCTCGACCGGCTGGCAACCCCCCACGGAAACCTTCCTAGAACCTTGCGGTTCGTCTGGCTCTTGGCGAGGGTCACTGGCAAGTAATAGATGGCTAGACTGCACGAATCTGGTTCAGCAAATTGCCGAACCTACGCTGCATCGCAGCATCTGGCCTCCACGTACCACGGCAAAGGTTTGCCATGACAGCCAGAGGCTTCTTCACGCAGTCGATAAGTCCACGTTCGCCGAGTTCTACGAGAATCTCGTAGCCCCGACCGATCATTTCTCCTGTGAGTTCCCCCGTATCCTTCATCGCTCTGGCATGAAAGACTAATGCAGCGGGGAGCCGCATAAGCCGGTCGTGCGGATCAGTGAAGTCCACACGAACCAGCCCCTTCAGCACGTCTTGTGCCCGATACAGGCCAAGACTGTTGACGTATTCGTGGAACATAGCAGATGCCTCGTTGCCCACGCAACCGTTCGTCAACTGAATGTACTGCTTGGGATCAGCGTTGATGCTGTCCAGTCCAGCACAACCAATCTTGACCATTCGCCAAGTACGCAGCGACGGGAACGAGCGATCCTCGTCAGTCACTGCCGATGCCTCAATGTACTCCGGCTTGCTTTCCAAGAATGCACGAACCAAGGCACCCCACTTCGGCATCGCCATATCCGCGTCCTTGACGACCGGAACGTGAGGCGTGGGGTAGTTGTCGTCCTCAATGCCAGACAGGAAGTCCTGAACAGGCGTCTTCCAGTCCCACCAGAAGAACCGGTTCCGCACACTGGCGGGAATCGGGATGGCGTTTGGTGCCAGATGAGGCGGGTTCATAAAGGCACAGAGCATAAGATCAGACGACAGCCGCAGATTGCCGATCCTTCGGCCTTCCAGCACAGACAGCAGCAATGCCATCATCGACTGACTGCCGGTATTGAACTCGTCGATAGCCAAGAACCCCATCTTCTGGCAACAACGAGATACCCAGTCAAGTGGCGTCATCTTCGCCACTCCTTCCTCCCGATAGACAACGGGAATACCGGATACCTCCTCGGTCAAGTGGTGAGACGGCAGGAAGGCGTAGAACCACCGATCCAACTTCGCCGCCAGTGCCTCGGCACTACTTGTCTTTGCTGCGCCAGAACCACCTTCGGCCATAGCGTTGACACCAAGTTGAACCATTACCCAATACGGGTCATTACCTTTGAAAGCCATGCTTTCGCTCCTCGTAGTAAAAGAAAGGGGGCATCTAGCAATACCCCCGGAAAGAACCAAACTAAGCGTTGTACCGGTTGTGCAACTCGGCCAACATTTCCATCGCCTTATCCAACAACTTCTTCGTTGTTGCCAAGCCAGCGTTGAATGTTTTCTCGTAATACTGGCAAAGATCAGCGATCCGCTGAGTCTCGGCCATACGAGTACGCTGCCCGTTCCCTCGGGGCTTCTTATCGTCGTCGATCAACTGCTCCATCTGCGACATCATCTTGTTCAAGGTTTCCTCCATGTCCTCTTGTGCCGCCTCAATGACTTGCCGCCGCAGTTCCTCATTCTGCGACAGGTCTTGCACCAGAAGTGTGCAGCGATTGCCGCACAGATTCATGTTGGTGAACAAACGATCCATCTTTGTCAGCCCGCAGTCAGGAACAAAGTACACGCCACCAGTCTCCTTGACGGATACGCCGCGTTGCCGCATGACAACGCCCCGTATGGCCTCGGTAACGTCTCTGGCGTTCATGTACTCCAACTCCTGCTGGTACAGGGCGTCAACAATGGCGTTCATCTGCGGATTGGCAAATAGTTTGGCAATCGTTGGCACAGACGAACTGTGCTGAATGACAAATGCCTTGTTGGTGGCATCGACACCCAGCGAGAACAGAGGAACACGGGTATTCCCGCCTTCCCCCTTGTAGAGTTTCCAAAACTCCACGCCAACACCAGAGCGAGACAACGAGTCCCACTTGACAGGGCAACTGCGTTCCTTCAACGCTGCCTTCTCAACCAGAATTGTGCCGCAACGTACGAGAGCATCGTAGTGGTTGACGGCAGGGATATGGGAAACGTCCTCCTGTGCCGCAGCAAATGCCGTGGCAACAGCAGACCGTTTGGTTTTCTTCGCCGTCCAAAAGGCAAATGCACCATTGGCGACGATTGTCTTGCCAGTAGCAAGATTCGGTGAAACGGTAGACACAAGAACCCCCTTTCAGGTCAGGATAAGAAGTTACGAATCACTTGCACTGCTCGGCCTAACTCAACCAAGTCAGTAAGAACAAACCCAGAGCGATACTGCTCGTCGGTAACGGAATCACTACCGTCATGCTTGAAAACCCGCAGTTTCTCCAAGGAAAAGAAATAATCGCCAGCACCGCTAGCAACAACCCATTCCCCCTCATCGCCGCCCTGCTCTGGCAGTTCGGTAGCGGGTTCAGGCACAACTGCCTCGGGAGTTTCCTGAATCTCAGGAATCTCCGGAAGTTCAGGAAGTCCAAGAAGTTCTGACGGCTCTGGTTCGGCAGGCTCAACAACGACAGTTGCCGTTTCTGGACTTGACTCCTCAACAAGACCAGCAAGGCTCATCAGATCAGCCAACACATCATCTTCGCTACTCATCGCAAAACCCTCGTAGGTAAAAGAAAACGGCGAGGACAAGCCGCCCTCGCCACCACACACTTGGCGACCCCGCCACGCTTTGACTGTCTTGGCGTGAACTCAACGGGATCTTCGATAACACCGCAGTGCAACCCGCTCCGCACCACGCGGTACGACAACGGCAGAACCGCAGGTTTTGTGCCCGTAGTCCATAAGGACAAGACGGGGAGTCTCTTGGCTACAACCCTTGCATATCTGCGGGGCGTTGCACTCGGTAATGTATTCGCAGCGGTCGTCATCTAAGACAGACTTGCAGGAAATACATCTCATTGCAATCTGTTCCAATGTTCAGCCCTCCTCTTTTTTCTCGGGTTGATTGCGTGGTTTCGTCACAAGAAACTTCCGAATCCGTGTCGGAATCACAACAACGTCGTTGCAAGACGTGCAACAACGGCCTTCCGCAGCGGGCATGGCGTTATGGCCATACCCACTGAACTGATCCTTGCAAATGACGCAAGTCTGAATCAACTCGCCGTCGTTTCGCCAATCATCATTCATCGGAAACCTCCCTTGTAGTGTCCCCATCCGGGTATCTCCTCCACGTAAAATGCACTTCACCAGCCGTTGCGAGTTTTTGCTGGTATTTCGCAATGGCTTGCGGCCAGATAAAGTCCATCCCCTCCTCTGAACACGGGTCTACGTCATCTGGCAGCATTACGTTCACAAACGAATCCAAGAAAACGTCATACGATTTCATCACCCACCTCCGCATCAGAAGGACAATTCTTGTCATGCAACTCGCCGTCAATATCAGCCACCTTGTCGGTGAAGACAATAACTTGACCATCGTTGTCGAAGCCAACCTGTACGTTAGGCAGCACAGGCAACAGCATCTTTCGTAGTTCATACAGTGTCATTGCTCGCCTCTTCGGTCTCTGGTTCGCCAAACATATCAATCCAACACCCACCGCAAGTGCCGGAAATAAGCAACTCCCGATCTGCCTTGTTCAGATACGGCATTGCATCTTGGATCAATTCACCGCTCTGCCAGCGTTCAATATCACTGGCCTTTGCAGGCACAAGCAAAGTTGCACCGCAAATGCGGCACGGAACATGGACACCTTTGGGTTCATCACCTTCGGTGAAGTGTTTGTTCAGCACATAAATCCGGTGAACAGTTGGCACTTCCTCTACTTCCAAGACCCCGAATACCTCCGGTTGATTGCGAATGACAAGAATTTCTTCAAACCCGCAGTCAAAGCGTTCGCACAGAGCGTTCGCCACTAACTGCGGATGATCGACGATCTGCTGGTCGATTTGATCGGACATACAGCAGCCGTCGTCGCTATAGCGAATACCAACAGCAAGATACTTCATAGCACTACCTCGGAAATAAGAACATTCTGGGGCCACGCGGCCCCGCCACAGCACACTTGGCGACCCCGCCAAACCTTGACCTTCTAAAGCCCCCAACACTGCGACCAACAGACCAACAGACAGACTCAAAGACCACGGCAGGAACAAGGCAGTTCCCGCCGAAGAGCAGACAGCACACGGCACGAACAGCCCAAACGCCCAGTGGGTTCACCAACATCAGCCCAAACGCCCCACAAACGCCCGCAAAGGATGGACAACCAGCGGCAGAGTGCCGCCAATCAGCCATATCGCCCTTATTGCCTTTCAGCCAATCCCGTGGATATACGGGTTAGATAATCAAAAGCGGAGGGGTCGCCAAGTGCCTTGTGCCACGGTCGTCCCGAACAAGCGTTTGGGGGCCAAGGCATAAACCCTTTGGAGTTATCCAACTATGGCTATTCTTGCAACCAATTCGCCGTTCCGTCATACCCCGTTCAACGTGCGGCAATCCAGCAACCGGATACACGGTCAGTGTGCCTATATCCTCAGTCACGTTTACGGCGAATTTGGCCCCGATTCTCATTCGCCGCACGTATTCCGCAATATGTTCCTCACTACCTTTCTGATGAACACGGCACACTCTATCTTGCCGTATGGCTTCACGGCAGACCGTTTCCCAAACAGCGAAAAAGCCATCAGCGACGGGTATAGGCCAAATGACCTATCTCACCGGATACAGTCAGTCGAACACTACGTCCAAATGACGACTGACAGCATATCCAACGCCAACCTTGCCGATGAACGGGGTCACTTGGAGGTATGGCGGGAGTTGGTCAACGATACCGGCGCAACTCTCCAACACTGGCTCTATCGTCGCGGAGATGAGTACAACAAACAAACGGCAGAAATCGCCGACACTATCGGCCAGTACCTCATAGCCGACGGCATCGACGAATATCTGGCATTCGGCTGGTTCCCCGAAACTCTCATTCGTATGGCCCATCAGCCAGTAGACGAACCAGACCCCGTTCTGGCCCTGAAAACGTCCATATCTTGCAGTTATAGCCTCTGATCCCCAAACGCCCTGACTGGCCGGGAAATGGAGTTCCCGTCTGGCCGGGGGACAGTGGGGCAACAGCAGCAGAACAGGCTTTCTGACTATCTAACCCCTTTGATTATCTAAACCGGCGACGTCGCCAAGTGACTTGTGCCGGAGCAGTCCGGAACAACCACAATTCCCCCAAACTTGGAGAAACCAAAATGGCTTCAATCGTACTTCACGAAAAAAACTACACCCGTTCCCCAATGCGGGGCTGCATCACTCGGTCTAGTTCAGAAATCGACGATTATCCCTTGGAGATAGGGCAATCCGCGAATTGCGACGTCAAGATGGCATCCGTTGCAGCCCATACCGACGAAATACTGGAGTTCTTGGAGAGTCTGGACTCGCATATAGCGAAACTACTCACCGACAGTATCTGCGACCTAGAACGCCAAACACGGGACAAATTGGAGAAAGAATACAACGTAATGTACCGCGATGAATAATCGCATTGACGACGATAGGTGGTAGTGGATAAACCACGGGGCAGAAGCCAATACTGATTGCAAGCAGTATCGGGGACTGTTCAGCGATAACGTACGAAT